GATCGCCGTCGATCGCGACGTACTCCCCATCGTTCAGGTCGGCCGGCGGCAGCTCCACCGCCCTCGGCCGCAGGTGGTGCAGAATCGTGCCGCCCCGCATGGGCGTCTTGCCCGCCGCCAGCACCTCCGCCGGAGGCAGCGCGCTGTCCCACATCTTGATCGCGTCAGCCCGCAATTGATTGCGGTCGGCCCCAGAGGTCTCCCACCGCGTGCACCAGTCGATCCACACGTCGCGGGCCGCGTCCTCGTAATCGGTCCCATGGGTCTCGAAGTGCAGGGCGTGCCCGATCGCCAGCCACGTCTCCCGGTCATCAATCTCGTTAGGCGCCGACCGCACCACCTCGACCAGCCGGGCCGCGCCCTCGCCACGGCCGGCCAGCATCAGCTGCGCCGCCATGGGGTCGACCTGCACCGCGACGCGGGTCGGGAACCACTCCGGCAGCCGCGCCACCGGCGCGTCGTTGCCCCACACGTATTCGCCGCCATCGAAGCGCGACGGAGGCAGCACGACGAGCCCCTGATGCTTGATGTCAACCGCCGCATAGCCATTGAACTTGCCCGGGAACTTCTGGCCGCCGTCGTCGAAATAGTGGTGCTCGCCGCCGCTGGCCGAGCGCACCATCATCGTCGGCGGCACGTCCCGATCCCAGTTGCACTCCGGCTTGTACAGGTCGAGGTCGAGCACGACGATCCCGTTCACGTCCGGGCACATCCCGATGTTGTCGTCCGGGTGCCGGTCCCACCACGCCGCGACCTGCTCGACCGTCATCCGCTTCGTGCGGTAGCCCTCGACCGCCGGCACCTTCGTGCCCGCCTTGCACGGGAAGATCCAGAAGCCATCCTCGGCCAGCTCGATCGCCGCCTGCTTCAATTCGCTCATCTCTGTACTCCATCTGGTATTGACGGAGGTCGCTGGCACGAGATATGGTGGTAAACGCTGATTACCGCCGGGAGTCTCTCGCACAGAAACCTCCCTGAACTGGCCCCGCCGCACCCCGGCGGGGCTTTTTTCTTGGACCCCCAGCATAGGCGTGGCACCCTGCTCTGGTCAATCCGACAAAAATTTTTCTGTATCCCCTTGTCAGCTTCTGATCAGCATCTTATATCTACCTCATCGAAACACACACACCACACGGAGACACCGACATGACCCATAGCGCAAAGAAGCAGTCTGCAGGCCTCTACCACTATCGAGGCTACGAGATCGAAGAGGTTGGCCGGTATGACGCAGATCCTGCCCCCCGCTGGAACATCCGGCACCTTGACGAGGGCAGCGCGCATGACACCGCCAACAGCCTGCGGGATGCCAAGGCCATGATAGACTTCTGGGCCGCCCGCGCAGCGTGACAACCGGGGGCCTCGGCCCCCGCCAAATTTTTTCACATACCCCCATTGTCAGCTGCTGATCAGCATCTTATATCTATCTCATCAGCAACGGGCCACCGGCCACACCACACGGAGACACCGACATGGACCTCAACAACATCCCCCTCGCCGCCCGCTCCGAATGCCACAGCGGCATCTGGTATGCCCGCATCGCCCGCACCGAGCGCGAGCAGGTTCGCCGCCACAGTGCAGCCTTCGGCGTGTTCGACGCCAAAGGCCGCGAGATCGGCCACAGCTACGCCATCGACCGCGAGTTCCACGTCATCGACGCGGACAGCAACCTGCTCGGCGAACTGAGCCGCCTTGATCTGCTGCTGGAGGAGAGCTTCCTCGTTCGGCCGCATGGGCTGCGCGACGGTGCCAAGTTCGGCGCTCTGCCGACCGCCAGCTACAATCGGTTCAAGACGCTGGTCGAGGCAGAGGCCTACGCCGACAAGGTCATTGCCCGCGCCGAGCGCAACGCAGCCAAGAAGGCCTCGGCGTAAGCCGGGGCCACCACCCACACCACAGGAGACCACACCATGCGATTCAAAATGTACAAGAACGTCGACGGCGGCACGGACGTCATCAACCTCGACAACGCCTTCGCCGAGATCCGCGAGCTGGGCCACGTGTTTGCGGTCGCACTGGCCGAGCGCGGCCACGACATCAAGGAGAGCGACCTGATGAACGGGATGGCCGCCTACCACCTGCTCCAGCTCGAGGGCGCCAACCCGCGCCTCGACGCCGCCCACAAGATGGTGATCAAGGAGATCACCGACGTCATGTTCGAGCGCGCGCGTGCTGCCGCCCGAGCTTGAGGCGGAGCTGGCGAGGCTGGGGGTCACACGGCCCCCGGCACCGCCAAAGCCGCAGCCCCACTACCCGAAGCCATGGAGGCCGGCCTACGATGGCGAAGAGCCGCCCTTCTGAGGACGCGAAGCCAGTCACGCTGCCCATGGCGCCATGGGATTACCCGAGGTTCAAGACAAGGAGGAAGCGACGCATGACCATGCTCCACATCACCGAAGAACGACTGCTTGAGATGGTCGATATGAAGGCGGACGAGCTGTTCGCCGCCATCGACGAGATCAAGGCCGACCCGATCCAGAAGAGCTGGGTCTATGATGCTGAGGAGGCCGCACTGAACCGGATGCTGGCAGAGGCACGGGCCGAGGGGATGCGAGAGGCGCTAGAAGACGTGCATGAGGCCGATAGCCTAGAGCTTGCTCAACACGGTCAGAGCAAGATCGTTGAGCGAATCCGCGCCCGCGCCGCCGCTATCAAGGAGGGCTGACCGATGACTGAGATTCGGCACCTGAAGGGGGCGTCACTCGAGGGGTGGGCCGCGTCGGCCATGCCCGGCTCGAGGGTGATCTACCACACCGGGAAGGTCGCAGAGGGGTGGGTCTGCCGCCGCGCCATGGACCTGTGCGTCAACGGCGTCGTGACGCTCGTGCAGAAGCGGGCTGACGCGCCCCACCAGTTCCACTACATTGCAGTCAAGCTGAAGGGGAAGCCGAGATGAGCCTGAGAATCCGCATTCTGAAGCACCTGCAGGAGATCAAGATCGCCGCGCAGGTGCCGGAAATCGCCGACGCGATCGACGCCGACCGGCGCGCCGTGCAGCACGCGCTGCACGAGCTGGACGACGACGATCTCGTGATCATGCGGAATGGGTGGTACCTTGCCAGCAACCGCGGCATGGCCTATCCTGTCGACTGAGCGCGGGCCCCAGTTCTCACCAGCTTGGCAGTGCCGATCGGGTGGACGCCTACCGAATGCGCCACATTCACCGGCTCGCGCTCACCGCTAATTCTGCGGGCCAAACTCAGCGGGTACCCCGCCCCACTCGGAAGAGCCTGACCTGCGCCTTATGGCGTCAACTTTCTGGCCCGCCCGCGATAGCTAGTCGTCGCGGCATATGGGGGAAGAAGGCAGGACGGGGCGGACTTGGCACTTTACCTATTGACCAGCATCTGATCAGCATCGTAAGGTGCACCCCGTAGCCCCCTTGGCTGCCGTATGACGTAGGAGACACACCACATGAAACTGCTTCCCCACCAGATCGAGGACGCCAAGTTCCTCGCCAGCCGCCAGATCGCCGGATGCTTCAACGGCATGGGCACGGGCAAGACCCGCACCGCGCTCGAGGCCCTGATCGTCGCCGAGGCGCTGCGCGCCGTGATCATTGGCCCGCCCATCTCGCTCCGCATGTGGGCGCAGGAGGCCGCCGACCACATGGGCTGCCGGCCGCAGATCCTCGCCAAGGGGTCGACCCAGATCGACCCGGAGGCCGACGTCCTGATCTGCTCGTACGAGATCGCGACGAAGCGCCAGCACGAGCTGATGGCGTGGGCGCGCGAGCCCCTGAACGGCATGCGCGCCGCCCTGATCTGCGACGAGAGCCACGCCCTGAAGAGCGTCAAGGCGAAGCGCACGAAGGCCATCCTCGGTCAGGGGGGCATGGTCAACGCCTTCGAGCACGCGTGGTTCCTGACGGGGTCGCCCATGACGCGCTGGGCGGACGACCTGATCCCCTTCCTGTTCCGGGCGGCGCCCAATGAGCTGAAGCGCAAGATCGGCGCCCTGAGCATCGACCGCTTCACCCTGCGCTACTGCATCACGCAGGACCGGAAGTTCCCCGGAGCCTACCGCCCCGTCCGCATGACGGTGGGGTCGCGCAACTTAGAAGAGCTGGGTCAGATCCTCGCCGGCTGCGCGACCCGCCGCACGCTGGACGACGTGTGGAAGGACATGCCCCCCATCACACATACCCGGCTGGCGGTCGAAGTGTCGGGTGTCGGCGCGATCAGTCGTGAGCTTGACCGCATGACCATGTCGCAGATCGAGCAGGCCATCGCGCAGAATGATGAGAACCTCGCCACCATGCGCCGCGAGATGGGCCTGTCGATGGTGCCGGAGGCGGCCGATTTCATCGCTGACCGCATCGAGGCCCAGCAGGGCGCCATCCTCGTCGGCGCGTGGCACCGTGAGGTCATCGACGCTCTGGTCGATCGGCTGCGGGACAAGGCCTTCCGGGTCGCGCAGCTCGACGGCCGCACGCCGGCGGCGCGCAAGACGGAGCTGCAGCGCATGTACAACGAGGGCGAGCTCGACGTTCTGGTCGGGCAGATCGGCGCCATGGGCGTCAGCCTCAACCTGCAGAAGGGCGGGAACGCCATTGTGGTGGTCGAGGAAGACTGGTCGCCCAGTGTCATGGACCAGTTCTACGCCCGCCTGCACCGCATGGGGCAAGGCAAGCCCGTGCACGTCGACACCCTGTACGTCGACAACAAGCTCTCGACCGCGGTGCACCGCATCAGCCAAGCCAAGCGCCGCGCCCACACCGAAACCGCAAACGCCCATCAGGAGGCAGCACAATGAAACAGCAGCAGCTAGAACTACAGGTCGCAGACCTTGAGGCGCAGAACGCCAAGCTCCGCGCCGAGATCGACAACCTGCAGACGCCGCGCACGATCGTCG